TACCATTTAACATTCAATAAAATGATGACCCATCGTTTACTGAAAACGAAGTTCTTCAAAAATCACTACGTCAGTGGTGTTCAATGAATAAAATGAATCAACGTATTTTTAGAATTTTTAGAAATACAGTCAAATATGGTGACCAATTATTCGTAAGAGACCCAGAAACATATAAACTATATTGGGTAAATCCATCAAAAGTTGAAAAAGTTGTTGTAAATGAAGGCAAAGGTAAAAAGATTGAAGCATATTATATTAAAGATTTAGACATCAATATGCAAAGTCTTAACATTACAGCAGACACAGTTAAATTATCACAGACAGGCAACCAAAAGATGGGTATTCCTAACTCAACTGCTGGTATGCAACAAAGTTATTCTTCTGGTGCTCCAGAAGGTTCACGTTTCGCACATGATGTGACTACAACGGCAATTGATGCCAAGCATGTTATTCATGTATCTTTAAGTGAAGGTATCGACCAATACTGGCCTTTCGGCACAAGTATGCTTGAGCCTGTATTTAAAGTATATAAGCAAAAAGAATTACTAGAAGACTCTATCATTATCTATCGTGTACAACGTGCGCCAGAACGTAGAGTATTTTATATTGATGTTGGTGATATGCCAACTCATAAAGCACGTCAACACTTAGAACGTATTAAGAATGAAATTCATCAACGTAGAATCCCATCTAAAACTGGTGGTGGTGCTAACGTTGTTGATAGTGCATACAATCCATTATCAATTATGGAAGATTACTTCTTTGCTCAAACAGCCGAGGGTCGTGGTTCTAAAGTTGAAACACTGCCAGGTGGTGAGAACTTAGGTCAGATTGATGACTTGAAGTTCTTTAACGATAAACTATTAAGAGGTTTGCGTGTCCCACCAAGTTATTTGGGTGGTATGGATGCAAATGGTTCTGCATTTAACGATGGTAGAACTGGCACAGCAATGATACAAGAGTTTAGATTTACAAAATATTGTGAAAGACTACAACAACTTATTGTTGAAGAACTAGATAAAGAATTTAAGATGTTCTTAAAACACCGTGGTGTTACGATTGAAAGTAGTTCTTTTGACTTATCATTTAATGTTGTTCAGAACTTCGGTAAGTATCGTCAAGCAGAAGTAGACCAAGTAGCAATGAATGTATTTACGAGTGTAGAAGCGGCTGATTATATCAGTAAACGTTTTGCAATGAAACGTTTCTTAGGATTATCTGAAGAAGAAATCTTAGAAAACTCAATGCTATGGAAAGAAGAGAACAATGTTGATGACCCACTTAAAGGAAGTGATGACGGACTTAAAGGCGTAGGTGCCTCACCGGGACCAACAGGTGGTGACTTTGATACTAGCGGCGAAGACTTTGATGACTTAGAAGACGAAGATGCTGAAGGCTCAGTAATTTCTGGTGATGAGAATGCAGAACCAGAAACAGACGAGGATGCATAAATACTAGTATGAAATATATTGAAATAAATGAAAATTATAATCCTGAAGATGACGACTTTACGGCTATCGATTTAGAAGATACTCGCAAAATTCGGTTGACTCTTGACCACCTTTCTAAACTTAGAAAGGTAAGAGAGTACAGAAAGTTTCAGAAAGCATCAGAAGATGAGCAAGTCAAAAAGCAATATGGCGGTTCTGATGATGCATCACCGTCAGGTGGTGCAGGCGAATTAGACTTATAATTCTATATTTTTCAATATTAAGTATAGTTTTAACAAACCTTGAATTTTACTAAATAAATTAGGTTCTACGGAGAAAACCGTAAAAATCACTCATTTTCGAGTATATTGACAATATACTCATCTAATCCCTATAAATACTTGTGTATGAAACCCACTATTACTATTTTATGTAGTATTAGTTTGTTCGTTTCTATAACCCTGCCGCAATTGTAGTGGCTATGAAGAAAATATTATTAAGGAGACTTATAATGTCAAGAAGTACACTAGAACAAGTGCTAGAATTGTTAATCAACGAAGAGACAGCAAAAGCGGAATCGCTTTTACATGACTTTGTTGTTGAACAAGCACGACAAATCCACGAGGATTCTTTAAACGAAAGCGACAATGTTGTAGAAGAAGAACTTGAGGAAATTGAAGAAACAGAAGAGGTCGAATCTTTAAACGATGATATCGAAGAAGATTCTGACGAAATCGAAACAGAAGAAATCTTTGATGATGAAGATGTTTCAGATGAAGAGGCTGAAGATGACTTAGAAATGAGTGATGAAGAAGCACCTGCTGAAGAAATTGAAGACAGAGTTGAAGACTTAGAATCAGCATTATCTGACCTAGAAGCAGAATTTGAAAAAATTATGTCTGGCGAAGATGAAGCAGAATCAGAAGAAGGCGAAGAAGGCGACATGGAAGGCGAAATTGATTTAGATATCGAAGAGCCAGAAATGGAAGAAGCAGTAGCAGAAGCAGATGAGACAGTTGAAGAAGTTGTTGAAGAAGCAGATGAAACTGAAGAAGAGCCAGTAGAAGAAGCGTCAACTGAAGATTTAGACGAAGAATCAGAAGAAAAGTTGGAAGAGTATTCTATTCCAGCAACTGCTAAGCCTGGCGCAGATGGTGATAAAGATTCACCAGTTGCAAAAGACGGTGGTGCGGACGAAAGTGACGCAGGACCAGTTGGACAAGTAGATGGTAACACATCTGGCGGTTCAGCAAAAGCAGAAGACATGAAAACGGGTAATGTTAACGTACCTGGCAATAAAAAAGCGCCAGCACCTAGCAAAGCCTAAGTAACAATTCTTTTTAGGAGAAACCAATGACAGTTCTTATTGAAAGATTATCACATAATCAAGCAAATGTACAATCACGCATTGTTGAAAGCGATGATGGTAGTAAGAGTATGTTCATGGAAGGCATTTTCGTCCAAGGTGACGTTAAGAATGCTAACCAACGAGTATACCCAGTGAAAGAAATCAAAAGAGCAGTGGAATCAGTCCAAGCGAAAATCAAGGAAGGATTTCCAGTTCTAGGTGAGTGTGACCACCCACCTGAATTGACAGTCAACGTTGACCGTGTTTCACACATAATTGAAAATATGTGGATGGATGGTCCAAACGGCTTTGGTAAACTAAAGATTGTTCCTACGCCAATGGGTAACATTATCAGAACACTAATCGAATCAGGTGCCACTTTAGGTGTCTCGTCTCGTGGTTCTGGTGAAGTTGACCACAGTGGTAACGTGAGCAATTATGAAATTATTACAGTCGATATTGTGGCACAGCCAAGTGCCCCGGACGCATATCCAAAAGCAATATACGAAGGATTAATGAACATGAATGGTGGTTATGATACATGGAAACTAGCACAAAATGTTCAAAACGACAAGTCTGCACAACAGTACTTGTCTAAAGAAATAGTTAAGTTCATTAGAGAACTTAAACTTTAATAAGAGAAGGAGAAGTAACAATGGCAAAAAATGAAATCCTTGCTGGGCTACTTGAGTCAGATGTTTTGAGTGAAGAAGTTTCAACTCAAATTTCAGAGGCTTGGGAAGCACAAATAAATGAAGCAAGAGAGGAGATAACAGCCGAGTTGCGTGAAGAGTTCGCACAAAAGTTTGAACACGACAAATCAGTAATTGTAGAAGCCATGGATAACATGCTTTCAACAGCAATTAAAACTGAAATGGATGAGTTTAAAACAGACCGTGAAGCCCTAATCGCAGAACGTGTTGCATATAAGAAAGCAATTTCTGAACATGCAAAACTCCTTGAAAAATTCATTACTTCTCAACTAGCAAACGAAGTCAAGGAACTGAGAGCAGACCGTACAAAAGTTAACGAACATTTAGATAGAACTAAAGAATTCGTTGTTAAGCAATTGTCACGTGAACTAGCAGAATTCCATGACGACAAACGTGATTTAGTGGAAACTAAAGTACGCATGGTAGCAGAAGGTAAAGAGATTCTTACTAAAACTAAGAATTCATTTATCAAACGTTCAGCAGAATTGGTAGAAAAGACTATCGACAAGGCTTTACGTTCTGAATTGAATGTTCTTAAAGAGGATATTCAAGCGGCTAAAGAAAACGAATTTGGCCGTAAAATTTTTGAAACATTCGCAGGCGAATTCATGACTTCACAATTGAGTGAAGGAACTGAAGTTGCTAAGATTACTAAGAAATTAGAAGAATCGGCTACTAAGATTGCGAAGTTGGAAGAAACTATTACTGCAAAAGAAGAAGCCATTACAAGCGCCGAAACTGCACAGAAAGTGTTAGAAGACAGAATGGACCGTAAAGAGGTCATGGAAGGTCTTTTATCGCCTCTAGGCAAAGAAAAGCGTGATGTTATGGTTGATTTACTTGAAACAGTAAAAACAACTAATTTAAAATCTGCATTTAAGAAATATTTACCTGCAGTTTTGAATGAAAAAGTCTCATCAGAGGCAAAACAATCGTTAAACGAAGGCAAAGTAACAGAACACACTGGTGACAGAGGTGAAGAACAGATGGTTAGTTCAACACCAGAATCATTGGGTAGCGATGCCAATAACATAATCCAGTTAAAGAAATTGGCTGGACTTAAATAAGAAACCAAAAAAAGGAGAGAAAGATGGAAAATCTTTTCGAAGGAAAAAATTGGGACACTACTCGTGAAACACTTCTAGACGGTTTAGAAGGTAACAAGCGTGACGTAATGTCATCAGTTTTAGAAAACACAAAATCAGCACTTACAGAAAGTGCTACAGCAGGTGCATCACAGGCTGGTAACGTTGCTACTTTAAACAAAGTAATTTTACCAATCATTAGACGTGTAATGCCTACTGTTATTGCAAACGAAATTATTGGTGTTCAACCAATGACTGGTCCAGTAGGACAAATTCATACACTACGTGTGAGATACGCTGAAACTGTAGGTTCAACTACAGCAGGTTCAGAAGCATTATCACCTTTTGATATTGCTACATCATATTCTGGCGATGGTACAAACGCTCCGGCGGCTACTTCATCAATGGAAGGCGATGCTGGTAACAAAATGTCAATTCAAGTTCTTAAGCAAACAGTTGAAGCGAAAACTCGTAAACTATCTGCACGTTGGACTTTTGAAGCGGCACAAGATGCTAACTCAATGCACGGCTTAGATGTTGAAGCAGAAATCATGGCAGCACTTGCTATGGAAATCACTGCTGAAATCGACCAAGAAGTTCTAGGTTCACTAGGCGCTCTTGCTACAGGCACAGCATCATATGATATGAACGGTTCATTTACTGGTACTCCAACTTTCGTTGGTGACAGACATGCCGTACTTGCAACAATGATGAACAGAGAAGCAAACCTAATTGCACAACGTACTCGTAGAGGCGCGGCAAACTGGGC